CTTCTCGGCGTCAGTAAGCGGCGTGGCGGAGGGCACAGGGTTTTGACCAAAAAGACCGAGCGGATTAAATGCCATTATCTACGCCTTACTTAAAAATACCAAGGGTTTTAAGACCAGCAATCACACCTGCGATATCACCGGCCGTTCCGAGGGCACCCTGCCCCGGCTGAGTTGTCGTCTGCGTCATTGGAGACGGAAGACCTTGCGATCCCATGAGCAGTGTTTGAAGCTGCTGCTGCGGGAAGCCGCGCTGTTCGAGGAAGTCCTTGTAAGCCAGATCGAGGTTCTGCTGAGCCATGCCGCGCTGTGCTTGGCCCGCACCTTGAAGCATTGCCGCATAAGTCTGCTGATTGCCAAGCGCCTGTTGGCCGTAGCCAGACAGAGCGGCTGCACCCGCGAGCTGCTGGCTCGGAAGGTTCTGCGCCATTCCGGCTGCTTGCGAGTATCCCTGACTGTACAGGTTCGCCAGCGTTTGAGCCGTATTCAAATCTTCTTCGCCCGCAAGCTGCGCCTCATATACACCACGACGTTCGTTGCCGAATGCCCGCGAAGAAGCAAGCTGAGCCTTGGTAGCAGCGTCACGCTCGGCGCGGTTCTGTGCCAGTCGAGCCATCGTGGCGTCGATGACGTTGGTCTGGAACGGCGACATGAAGCCGGAGACATCTTGCTGAAACTGCTGCGGGGTATATCCGGCAGCGCGCTCTGCAACTTGGGTGGCTTGCTGAAGTTGCGGCATCCCAACTTGCTGGGTCGCAGCCCCGATTGCCGTCTGGAACGCCTGCTCTTCGGCTGGGCGGAACCCAGCGACGCGTGGCCCCTGATACGCCTGATACGGGATAGCCGCGACTTGCTGTGCGGCCCCATAGTTACGCGCCAGAATATCCTGAATGAAAGGATTGAGTTGCTGTGCAGTGGTTGTTGTAGTCGCCATTATATTCCCCGTGCGGTTTGGCCGCCTAATCCTTCGTTATTAACACAAAACAAAATAGATTGACAGCCCATTACTGCTGAACCTGCGTTATCGCAACATGTGCTGTTGGAGCGGATGGGGCAAAGGCCGTTGCCGCCACATTCGTTGGCTTCAGTGCTGTATCGTCCACCGCGTAAAACAACTCAACGTAATCATTTGCTGCTAGAGACACAAAGTCATTGATAGTTAGAACCGTGTACCCACCGCTATCTTTCAGCGAACCAACAGCCGTGCTTGACCCGATGTTCGTCGAGCCGTTCTTTTTCAACCACATCCAGCCTGACTTCGCGTTTGAGTTTGAGGCGGAGAACTGAATGCGGGCTGCGAAGTTATAGAGGCCGCTGTGCGCTACCGTCAGGCGCGTTGTGGGGCTTCCGGTCAGGGAGATGCCTTCGGAAATAACCGTCGTGTCCCACGCCAGCGCATAGGCTGTGTTCGCAGCGGCAGGTGTGACTGTCGTGTTGTGGGTGAACTGGCCGAAATAATATTGCTGCTCAATCGCAGGCCGAACGAATATCTCGCCGTCCGTTGTGCCTACTTTTAGAACAGCCGCGACCGGAACCACGTTGTTCGGCGCTGTTGGCTTTATGTTCGTGAGCGCCCCAGCCGTAGTTGGCGAGGCGTAGAGTAGGTTACCGACAGCAAAGCCGCTTGTGTTGACGCCGCGAACGTGGCCGAATGTTGTGCAGTAGCCAACCTCGCCGCTATCCGGAAGGTCATGGGTAAGAACACCAAGAATATAAAGTGTAGGCGTCGAGCCATCGGCCAGATACTTTGTGACGGAAAGAACATTGTTCGCGCCAACGCCAGCGAAACCGACAACAGTCCCGTTTGGAATGGTGCTGCCGGTGCTATTCTGAACGCGGGCAAACGTCTCTTGCCCAACCTGTTGAACGACACCATATTCCATGCCGAGATCGAGCGTCCCGTCAATGGTGTTCCACGACAGGCTCGCCGTCGTTGGAGTGTGCGTGTCCGTCGTCACAAACGACATGTCAGACGCGATTAGCTTTGCGGGCTGATAGACGCCAACATCTTCGCCTTTGGCGTAAGTGCCATTGGCGAAAGCCTCGATAAGACGATTGCGCTGGGCGTCATACTCAGGACTATACGCGCCCGGTGCTGGCGGTAGTTTGAGCCTCATCGACGCCCACCCGGTATAGCGTTAAGCCGCTGCGTCCCAACCCGCCAATCGGAGTTATTAACCGCCGTCACCTTCATCTGGATTTGTCGGCCATTGAAGCGGACAGACGTAGGGTTCGTCAGGGTATAGGGGCCGAACGTCTGCTTATCGCCATTCGGATAATAGCGAGAAGAGAAGGTCGCAGTGACTTCGCCTTGGTTGCGTTCGTCTGGGATCATCTCGTTGATATACAGGATGTTGTCGCCTTGTCCAATCTGCACTGGCCCTGTCTCGGCGAACACGCTTTCCGTCCCGTGGTTCATCCCGATCTCGTGATCGTAAATAAAGCCGTCATCGGACACCATCAATGGGTTGGCGAACACGCCACGGTCAATACCGGCTGAACGGCCCAACGAGCCAATCGACCAGTTGTTCTGGGCGTAGTTCCAAATCACATAGCGGTTGTTCTCTTGGCTGGAGGCGGACGGATAGAAGAACCACACTTCATCGAACTGCGAGTTGTTGACGGCGTAAGCCTTGCTGATCTGCGCTTGGTTGATGTCGGAGAACACATAGTCCGACACTTCGCACGGCACAGATTTGACGTAGCCGTCGTACATATAGAAGCCACGCGAACCCATCCAGACCGCGAAGTTATCCTGAACAGCAATCGCATTCGGTCCAGCAAGGCCGCACGCACGACCGGCGAACTCAGATGTATATACAAATGGCTGGCCGACATAGGACACGACGTGCGCGTCAATGTCCGTGAGAACGAGAACTTGGCCACGAACACGCTTGGCGGTGATAATCTTACCACCCGTCTGTAGCTCTAGGCTACCGGCAAGGTTCGTGGAGGATGCCGTCCACACCGTGTTGTTTTCAAGATCAGACCATGCAATCTTACGCGGATTGCCAGACGCACCAAGAGCAAACATCGCGCGTTCGTTCGTGACTAGAACGCCAGTGTTAGATGTCGGCGCGTTCGTTACGACAGCAGCCTTTGTCGGCGTTGTCGTGTCCAACTGCCACTCATAAATCTTGCCGTCAAAGTTTGAGCAGCCGACGAGATACTCGCCCCATGTATCCAGCGTCCATGTCGTGGCCGGGGTAACAACGCCAACGTCTGGGCGTGGCGTGCCGTAAAAGCCAGCACTGTAAAGACCAACGCCATAGCCACCACCGACAGACGCATTCGGGTTGCCGGGAACAAAACCGACAGGCGTGATGTCCACAATCACACTGGACTGTGTAATAGCGTAAAGCTTCGAGTGCGTTCCGACAGAGATGTAGCGGGTGCTGTTGTTAGAGCGCCATGCGATCATGCCACGGGCTTTACCGGTAAGAGCGGTTGTGGTTCGCTCCTGCCACCCACCGACGGGACGCATCATCCCCTCAACCCAGCGCACAAGGTTCACGTCATACCACCGGCCAGAACTGTCAAGTTCGGTTCCGTTGCGGTAAACACCCGGCGGGATACTGATAGGGATAAGCGCCATTTAATTACCTGTGCGTAAGACTAAAGTTCTTATATCACTTATTTGGGATTTTTACAGCCTCTTCCCATGCTTGAACTGTCAGGCGATGCTTTACACTACAATCCGTATACTTTGCAATGATGTCGGCTTCCCAGAGCGCCCGCTCAGGGTCGATCAGCACCAGTGGCGGATTACTCAGAGCCGGACACTTCGCTGCTAGGTTTGCCGGAGGAAGCGGCATTGGCGTCACGGACACCGCTTTCGAGCAACCCGCGCACAGCATCAGGAGCAGCGCAATCAGCAGGGGTGGCAGGAACCGTTTTGTATATTTCACGAATAGTGTTGGTTCGTTCGGTTGCCACGACATTGGCTTGATCTCGTTCGTATTCGTAGGTTTGCGAAACATCATCTACTATTCCTTGTTTTTCGACGCGCGACTTTTCGGTTTTCTCGAACGCCTTTGCGTATGCCGCATCGCACTGCCAGTCGCGCACCTTGTATCCAGAGGCCGCACCGAGAATAAGCGCGCCGCCAATGGCGTACAATAGGAATGGGTTTACAGCCATGCGGCGTACTTCTTCGTCTTGGCCTTGCGGTCATCAAGGCCGTGCGTGCCACCGTTAATGCGCTTCGTCAGCGCGAGGATCGCGCCGTCGCCGACGCCTTGATCGCAGATGCCCCACAATTTGTTCTTGTCGAAGAACCACAACGCGCTCTCAAAACA